TAGGTCGCGGCCATCTTGTCCCCGACAGCCTTGTAGCGCTCGATCGATTGCGCGAGCTCCGCTAGCTGCTTGCCCACGCGATTCGCGTCAAACGTCGTGCTGTGCCGCACCTTGATGAGTGATTTTCCACGACCGCTATCGGCTACCGCCGCCGACAGTGTATTGGCGCACACTACCCGCACGGCCGTCATGGCCACCGTCGTCGCCAAGGACTGGTCATAGCTCGTAGAAAAGAGCAGATGCGAGGTGTGCGCATCGCCGCCGATCGTAACCTCGCCGTCATAGACCGCCGTCGCAAAAATCACGGCACCGCCCTTGAGGGCGCCAGCCGTGTCAACGCGGAAGCGGTCATCATGACCAATGTAGCTAGAGAAAAAATCAAGGCTGTCACGCGGCTGCACACCATCCAGCGTGTACTGGTCCGACCCGTGGCCAAGAAAGGCATGCGTGTCAGACCGGTAGATCGTGTGGAGGTTGTTCACCTCCACCAGGGTGCCGTCGATCCACGTGTGGACCGGCGCCTTGATCGCCTCCCACATCAGCCCGGTAGCGGACTGCCAGTCATCCATGGACTGCCCGGCTCGCATCTGCGAGCCCACGCGGTGCCAAATAGCCTCACGGGCGCCGACAAAAGCGAAAGCCGGCTTTCCGGTAGAAGTATCGATATTTGCGGACATTTGAGAGTCTCCTGTGGCCTGATCATCAGTGCATGGTGGCCACCCATGCAGACGCGCTCACTTAGAGCGCGTTTCACTACTCGGTTCCTCATGCTTGCAGGTATCCTCAATGGAGGGAGGAACCTCCATTGGGAAAAAGGCCATTGTCCTACGGCATCCACAGTCCGCCGCAAACACGTAGGTCGATCGCCGGCGGCTGGATACCACCCGGTTGTCGTTCATTCGACGCTCAAAGGTGAAAGTCATAAATGCTCCTAAGATCTTCCGCGGCTGCAATAGCGTCAGCCTGAAACAAGGCGCGTATGCGAGTGCCAACTTGCTCGCGAATGCACTCCGCGAGCGTCTCCGCATCGGCCGACAAAACTACGCCGTCCGTCCGATGAATGTACATGTACAGAATACACAACAAGTCGTTCCATGCTTCGGCCGTCATAGAGACGGCAAGGTGTTTTGCAGTCGGTCGCTCGGTCATGTGAGAGTCCTCTCGTTTCGGCCCGTCCGGGGCACTCGTCAGTGGCGTCCTCTACGCCATACGAAAGGGTGGGGAGCTTTTCTCTCTCTCCTCGCTCCGGTGCTAGGCGTCCTCGCTTCGCTGTCCGGAACTCCAAGACAGGGAGGGCTGGTGCCTCACTCCCCGACCGCTCGTCCATCCGTGTCTCATCTCCATCCCGGTTAACTTGACCAGAGGATTGCTCCCCAACTAAGAGGGAGTCAATTGGGGAGAGTTGAAAAAAATCATTTGAGCCGATCACAAAATGTTACATTTACGCTGCGCCGCGGTAGATCTGCACCGCAGTGCAGCAAAAAGAGCTATGCAATGAAGCATGCCAACCTCCTCACAGCCTGTAACACTCTGTAACAATTCGTGATCAAACTTTCCTGTGGATAACTCCCAAAACCGCCCCAAAATACAACCTCTAGGTTGCACCCTAAACCCCACAACAACCACCAGCTAGTTGACAAGGCAATTTTGCATACCTACCCTCGCGCGCGGCTCAGACGAACCAGCCATCCACACATAGGCAAGACGAGAGAATGCACCGCAGCGGCAAAGAGAGCCGCTGCCACAAAGCAGACCACCAAGACGGGAAGCAAGACAGGGGGAAGACAACTTCTCCACCCCGCAGCAGGGAGACAAGAAGATTCGGCCCGTCGGTTGGAAGGGCAGAGAGAGTCGAATCACTCAGCGAATCGGTTTTTTTTTGGCGAAAATTTCGAGCTCAAATTTTTTGGTCGCTCGCTCCGCTCGAGCTCCCTTCCCATACGCTTCCCAATCATGAAGTTGTCCTCGCTGTCCTGTTGAAATCGCTGGATTTTCCGCTTTTTTTTTGCTGCTGGCCACAGAGCGGAAATGCAACCCGGCCTCCTGGTACAACCTGTAGTATGAGAACAGGCTGGTGGGAGCCCTGGCGGCCGTGTGGCGCGCGCGCGTGCGCGGGGGCGTTGGGGTTCCAGGCGGCAGATGCGGCGGCCCCACCCCTCCCCCCCAAAAAAGCATTTTGGTGATCCCCCACTTTATGGGATGGTTTAGGATGCGCGGGAGCAATTTGAAGGACCACAGTGGGGAGAGGTTTGGGGACGTTGTGGCGTTATTTTGTGTTGGTGGGGGGAAGAACGCGGTTTGGCGTTGTCGGTGTGTATGCGGGTTTGAGTTTGACCGGAGGGGGGACCGGTTGAGGTTGAGGGGGGAGTACCGGTGCCGGCACAAGGTTCGGCTGAAGCGGGAGAGCATTCATGAGTGAGGTATTAGGTATCGAGGCTTTCGTGGAGCTGGAGGATCGCGTTGGTTCGGAGTTATCCTGGTCGTTGATTTACGCGGGGTCGCGACCTGGGGAGCGCGTCCTGGATTTTTGCGCGAGCGAAGAGGAAGCTTTGGCGGACTTGCGGTCTGGCGCGGGATGTTTTCAGACGCCGGCTGGAGGGACGTAGCAGTAGATTTGGGCGTTTTGTCCGATGAAGATGACGCCGTGGCCTGAAGGGTTACCGGAGTTCCATTTTATTTTTTGGTTAGGGACCAGGATTGTGGTTCCTTCTTTGATGAGCCCTTTTCCGTTTGTGATGGTTGCGAGGTACTGGTCATTTTTGGCCTGGAAGAGGTCGGCTTCGAAGGCATCTGCTTCGGCGCAGCAAGACATGTATGGGTTATCTGGCTGCATGAGGGATGAGAGCCACTGGCGGATTTGGGGGTCTCTGGTTGCGGGATCGTTGGACCATGGGAGGAAGTCTGCGGCGAGGGAGAGGTAGACGAGGGCGAGGGTGAGTTTTATCAACGTTGTGGTTCCTTTGATTCGTGGGTTTGCAGTGTCGTCTACATCACACAACCACAGGCTGGAAAAATCAATGGGCGGGTTTTCGGCGCGAGGACAGACGCGGTTCATTGGACCGTTGCCGGCGAAGGCGCCGTTACAGGGGCTGGTCTCGCAGGGGACGCTGACGCGGCAGTCGAACTCGAGCTCGACGAGTCAGCCGATCAACACGCTGACGAACATCCAGATGTTTCCGCCTGGGATATTTGGGGGGGTCGTCTGCAATGTGAACTGGAATCAGCTGGAGGCGGTTCAGGGGACGTATGATTATTCGGTGATTGACAACTTTCTGACTTTGGTTCGGGGCTACAATTCGGCCAATCCGCAATTTCCTTTGGGGGTTCGGCTTCGGATTTACACTGGGGTACATGCACCGGCGTGGGCGCTGGCGTTTGGGTCTGGTCCGGTTACGATTTACCAGAAGCCTGTGACCAACCAGTTTCCGCTGGGGACGCCGGTAGTTGTTGGCAACTACTGGGACGAGACGAATTATCTGGCGGCGTACTGGGCGATGCAATCTGCGTTGGCGGCGCGCTATGATGCGAACGAGCCATTGATCCGGTCGGTGACGATATCGCACACGGGTTCGAACACGACTGACCCTTTCAACGAGAGTTTGGACACCCCTTCGATTGCCAATCTCATTGCGGCGGGGCGCACTGATGCGCTGATGCAGTCGGCGTTGCTGGGGAACTCGATTGGCAACTATCCGTGGCGTGACACGCAGGGGGAATATTCGTTTGCGACGTTCAACCAGCTGGATTCGGGGACGGCGCGGCAGCTGGCGAGCTTCACGAATCAGTGCATCAACACGTGGCGATCGTCGCTGGGGTTTCTGGGCGACGTTGCGAATCACGCATTGAAGCAGACGGTGACATCTCCGGAGAACCGGTTTTACCCGACCATTGCGGCGAACGGCCCGCCGACGAGTTTTCAGGTTGGCCTTGGGCTTTACCAGCCTGGGCCACCGATTGTGGACAATCTGACGCCGGCCATACAGCTCGGGGTGTTCAACTACTCGGCGGATTCGATTGAGATTCACGACATTCAGGGCGGCGACAGCTTTATAAACTATCCGCTGTCGCTGCTGCAGTCGTTGGCGGCGGTGTTCACGCAGACTCCGCCCCCATGATTCTGGTCAGAGCGCCTTATTTTTGCCGCACGGCGCGGCGATCACGTCCACCAGCGGACCCGACCGGCATCCCTCAGCCCCCCGACATGCCAAAGGGTTCGTGAGAGACCCCTCCCGGCGTATTGAGAGTCCGCCGGGGGGGGTGGCAATCAGGACCCCCCGATGGACAGAGAGTTTTTGCCCGGTCAGGCGTACTTTGCCGGCTCCGGACCTGATTTCACGACCTGCCGCACCTGTGCGTTCTACGACGCCAAGATTGCCGGCCGGCGGCTTGTCAACAAGCGCCAGTGCGGCAAGTACGTCGATCTTATGATGAAGACCGGGATCAAGCATCCGGTGGTCTACGACATCCCGCCCACTACCCGTTCCTGCAAGTACTACAAGGAGGCTTCCGGTGAGATTATTCATGGGACAGAGGTTATACCAGCTTCCGGAGCCGGTTCAGCTATCGACCGTCAAGATTGAGGTCACCGACCCGGAAAAGAACATCACCTACTCGGTGCTCAACGCGTCGGAGGAATACCAGGAGAATCTGTTTGTCAGATATCCCGATCCGGGCACTCCGAGCTTCTTCACGGTCATTGACGACCAGACCATGTTGATCTGGCCGGTTCCCGACAAGGACTATGAGGCCGAGTTCTCCTATTGCGGAAAGAGGAAGACGATATGATTGAAGACCCGCGCGGCGCGATTGCCATGGCGATTGCGGAAGTCTGCAAGCTGACTGATCCGGTGGAGCGCTCGAAGCTGCTGGCCGAGCTGCATTTTGCCCTGCACGGGCACAATCATCCGGCGGCCCAGCCTGCTGTTGCGGACAAATTGAAGGAGCAATGATGTTTCCCAGTCACATCAGCCTCATTCTGGAACACAACGATCACCTCATCTACTACAGGTCGGTGGCCAATTACATTGAGGAAGGAAGATATCGCGACTGGGTAAGCGAGGACGAAAAGCAAAAGGCGATCTCGTCCGGCCAGTGCTGGAGGATGACATGGTTCCCGGCAACGCCGAATGGCCATTGCGAGCTGTGCGCCAGTTCTCTTGACGTGTTGTTGAAGGCAGCGCAATCGTGATGCACGCGAACATCCACGACGGCTTTCTGCCAGCTTACAAGTGGGAAGACGTCCTGCGGATGGTGAAAACCTTTCCCTGGAGTTATGGCTCCAAGTCGAATGGCGAGACCGACCCGCACGGGCACTGGTCGTACAAGCCGTTTCACGACGACCGCGCCAATCTTTCCAACCTTTTGCCCATCAAAGGCGTTCCGGCGTTCGACATCGTGTGGCAGGCGATTTCCTCCTCGGAGGTCGTGCGCGCGCATCAGGCGGTGCCGATCCGGGTCTATGCCAACGGCTACACCTACGGCACTGACGGCTATTTCCACACCGACTCGTCGCGCTCCGACGAGATGACCTACATGCTGTACGCGGTGCCGAAGTGGGATCGCGACTGGGCCGGCGAGACGGTGTTTTCGCATGGCAATTTCCACCAGTCGGTGCTGCCGTGGCCGAACCGGCTGGTGAAATTCCCATCGACGCTGGCGCATGCCGGCCGCGCCGTGTCGCGCAAGTGCAACGTGATGCGCACGGTGCTGGTGTTCAAGGCGCGCGCGCGCCGCACCGACGAGTTCGAGCAGCTGTCGCAATTCCTGTTGAGAGCTGGAGCACGGCATATCAAGCATCAGAAGGGCTCGCTGCACGATCATCTGGTGCGGGTGTTTCAGCTGCTCAAGGATCGCGGCTGCCCGCTCGAGGTCTGCTATGGCGGCGGGCTGCACTCGATCTACGGCACAAATTCCTTCCAACAACAACTTTTCGCGCCGACTCCCGACCAGCGCAGCCGGATTGCGACCGTCTTCGGCAAGGAGGCTGAGATGCTGGCGTGGCTGTTTGGCGCGATCGACCGGCCAAAATGCCTGCAGACCGCCGTATCAGCCGATGCTCACATGTTTCTGGACATGCGGCACGCGCAGAAGGTCCCGGTTACCAGCAAGGTATTCGAACAGCTTTGCCTGATCGAGGCGGCCAACCTCGCCGACCAGGACTCGCTCGACAAGTGGCCATACCTCCAGAAACGATGGGAGTCGCCATGATCATCAAGCCCAGGTTCACCACCAGCTGGAGCAACGCTCCCACCGGCGCCACCGCGGTGGTGCAGGAAGTGTGCAGCTTCCTGGCCGAGACCTATCCGTTGGCGCCGATCCAGCTGCACATCACGGTGGGCTGGGGGTTTGTCGGCAACATGCCGATGCAATCGAGCGCTGTAGGCGAGTCGCTGACCAGCCACGCCACCTTCACCTATGCGCAGGTCCGGACAGCCCTGCTGGCGATCGGCAATGTCGGGGCCACCACCCTGCCTCCGACCGATCCGCTCAACCGCGCCATGTGGATCGTCCCGGCCCAGGCCAAGGCGCTTGGCCTGATGCCGCCGAAGATTGGATCGGACGGGCATGTAGGCTTTCAGGGCAACGTCTCCACCCAGATCGGGACGGTGCCGGCTCCCGGCGTGATCGATTTCTACGGGCTGGTCGCGCACGAGATCACCGAGGTGATGGGCCGCTCGATCCACAATTCCGGCTTTGCCACGGTGCTTGACCTGTTCCACTATTCGGCACCGAACGTGATGGCGAACTCGATTGGCGGCTACTTCTCGACCGACGTCGGCAACACGATCGGCAACACTTTCGACACCAACCCAAACTTCGATGCCGGCGACTGGTTCGGCAACACCCCCGACGCCTTCAACGGTTTTGTTGCGGGCGGTCAGATCAACCCGATCAGCGCAGTGGACCTGACGCTGCTATCGGCGCTGGGCTACAGATGATCCGAAAAAACCTGATGTTTGCCTATGCCTCGCGCACCGGCACCAGACGAAATCTGTCGGCTCTTAGAGCCGCCGGCTGGGGCTTGATGGTATCTGCCAGGGGCGTACACCGCACCGAGGGTTTTGATCGCTACTGCATCGACAACGGCGCGTGGACATCGTTCACGCAAGGGCAGCAGTTCGACGAGGCGGCTTTTCTAAAGGTCTATGAGTTGTTAGCCGCCAATTCCGACTTTGTCGTGCTGCCCGACATCGTCGCGGGCGGACACGGTTCGCTGGAGTTTTCTCTCGCCTGGAGACAGCGTCTTCCGTTTGTTTGTCCACAACTGCTGGCGGTTCAGGACGGCATGACTTCCGACGAAGTCGCCTCTCTTATCGGGCCGCGTCTTGGCATCTTCGTCGGCGGCACCAGCCAATGGAAGGAGCAAACAATGCGGAACTGGGGTCAACTAGCACGCGCGCGCGACGCCTACTGCCATGTTGGTCGGGTCAACAGCGCACGCCGCATTGCGCTGTGCGCTGCCGCGGCGGTCGATAGCTTCGACGGCTCCTCGGTCTCACGTTTCGCCGTCACCCTGCAGAAGCTCGATAACGCTTTGCGTCAACCGGATATGCTGATCGATGTCTAGTAAACTACTGCTCATTGCCGGCTATGCCGGCACCATTCCGGCGGCCAACTATCTGATCGGTCACGTCGGCACCGTATGCATTCCTGACGGGCCTTGTCTCATCCCGGTCGCGCCGGGCGTCATGGCGCCGAGCGGCGTCCTGATGATCGGCATCGCACTCGTCCTGCGCGATCTCGTCCAACGCAGCTGGGGCGCCCAGGCCTCGATCGTCTGCATTGGCATCGGCACCGTGCTGTCGTTCATGATCGCGCCGGCTGCGCTTGCCACCGCCTCGGGCACCGCTTTCCTGTTCTCCGAGGTCACCGACTTCGCCGTCTTCACGCCGCTCTGGCGCAAACGTCTTGTCGCCGCCGTCCTGGCCAGCTGTCTTGCCGGCGCGGTCGTCGATTCCGCGATCTTCCTGTGGCTGGCTTTCGGCTCGATCGATCTGATTTCCGGACAGATACTCGGCAAGGTCTATGCCGCCATCGTCTTTGCAGGCTGGCGATCGACCGCAATCATCACGGGCTACAGATGATCCGCGAGATCGTGCTGGTGGTCATGGTCTGGCTGATGTTCGTCACGCTGGTGGCGATGGTGACCTTCGTCTGGTTTCACCACCTGCTGGCGGCGGTGGTGCTGGCGCCGGTCTTCTGCATTATTTTTTCCGCCTTCATGACGCTGCAATATCTTGAGTGAATCCTGGGACGAGATGTGGTCCCGCCCGTTCTACGGAGAGGAACAAATGGCGTACACGTTCGAGAGCACGAAAGCCGGCTACGCCAGCATGTGGGCCAAGGCCCAGATCGTAAACTCGAAGATCAGTGCGGCTAATCTGGCGGCGGGGCGGATTTCGTCCAACGCGGACCGCTATCGCACGGTCGAGAAGGCGACCGGCGTCCCCTGGTTTTTCGTCGGCTGCATCCACATGCGGGAGGCCGATCTCAACTTCAAGGGATGCCTAGCCAACGGCGAGGAGATCATCGGGACCGGGAGGAAGACCACCTTGGTGCCCAAGGGGTTGGGTCCCTACGCCACCTGGGAGGATTCGGCCATCGACGCCCTCAAGCATGAGGGTTTCCTGGGCATATCCCCGTGGGACGCGCCGCGCTGCCTGTGGGGGGCCGAGGTCTATAACGGGCTCGGCTACGTGAACCGGGGGGTCAATTCCCCCTATGTCTGGTCCTGGACAAATCTCCAGCAGTCGGGGAAGTTCACCGCCGACGGCAAGTTTGATTCGGCCGCATGGGACACCCAGCCGGGTGTTGCGGCCCTGATGATGGCGCTGGCGCATAATTTGTCGGATGTTGCGGCGGCGCTCGATGGTAAACCATCCGGCACCCCGCAAACAGGACCAAAACCCGCCATGGACGCCACCACCACCACCACCGCCGGATCGAACGTTTTCGATCAGATCAATGCCGACCTTCAGCTGGCGCAAGCCGAGCTGCCGCAGCTGCTTTCCGTGCTGTCGATCTTCTTCCCGCCGCTCAAGGCCGCGATCCCGTTTCTCTCGCTGATCCCGGTCGTGATCCAGGCGGTGCAGACCGTGCAGGCGGCGACCGGCGGGACGCCGGCTTCGGCCACCGCCGCTGTTGTCCAGCATCTTACGCCGGGCCAGCCAAACGCCCCGGCGCTGACCTGAATCCGCTACCACGGCGGGCCCAAGGGTGTCTGATGCCACGCTCCCGCTCTCGACCTGGATCGAGTTCGGGGCCTTGATACTCCAGACCGGCGTCCTGATCGGCGCCGGCATCTGGCAACTCGGCAGGATGGAGATTGCCATCCGCGAAGAAATCGCGACCCACAAGCTGGAGAACGAGGAGAAGATCAATCTTGCCATCCGCAACGTCGGGGAGACCTACTCGGCGGTGCGCGAGAAGATACGTGAGGTGGAACTCTACATGCGCGACAATTACATGCGCAGGGACAGCTTCCAGATGGTGGTCAACGACATCACCCAGACCCAGCGGCAGCTGACCGAGTCGATCAATACCCAGTTCCGGCGGCTGGAAAACAAGATCGAGAAGGCGAATTGAATGCGCGGACCTGTCAAGGTTCGGATTTCCAAGACCACGGAGGCGCCTCCCCCCGAAGCGCTGCAGCCGGAAGAAATGCAGCTGCCTGCCCAGCAGGTGATCGACGCCGGCATCAAGGCCTTCCTCACCATGGCGGGCCGCACATGGCCGACGCGCGTAGGCAAGCGCCACGACTTCGCGCTGCAGCCGTTCGACTTCAAAAACCCAGGGCACCTGGGGCCGACTCTCGCACTCGTCTATCAGGCCATGCGGGAGAAGGACCATGGGACTTGATCACGTCTTTTGTCTTACGGTCAGAGTCCGCGGCGAGGGGCGCGATCCCTACCACCAGCTGCGACGTCTGATAAAGTACGCGCTGCGGACCCTCGACATCAGGGTGATCAAATCCCAGGAAATTTTCGATGAGACCAGGAAATGTCCGCCCCCATCGGCCAGCTGACCCCGTTTCCGCGCGAGCGCTTTGAGGCGTTCTGCAAGCGCGTGCGGATTCAGACCAAGGACTTTGGTCTGGTCCCGATGGAGCTGCTCGGCACCCAGACCTACATCCTGGACGAGATTTGCAAGGCGCGCGCGGCCGGCATTGCCAAGATCATGATCCTCAAAGCGCGCCAGCTCGGGTCCACCACCTTCTTCGTGGTGCTCGATCTGTTCTGGGCGATGGAGTACAAGGGCATCTCCGGTTCGTTCGCCACTCACACCGAGATGTCGAAGCAGCTGTTTCGCAACGTGATCGGCGTTCTGTTCGCCAATCTGCCGAAGGGGTTCAAGATACCGCAGCGGGCCGAGAACCGCGACATGCTGATCCTCAAGAACGGATCGATCATTCAATATCTGGTTGCCGGCATCAAGGACAAGGCCAAGGGCGGTCTCGGACGATCCGGAGCCAACAACTTCGTGCACGCCACCGAGGTGTCGTTCTGGGGATCGCCCGACGATCTGCTGGAGCTCGGTGCCACCATGTCCACCCATCACCCGCACCGTCTCTATGTCGAGGAGACTACCGCCAATGGATTCAACTTCTGGTCCGAGAAGTGGGAAGCCGCCAAGAATGACGCGTCCATACATTGCATCTTCGTCGGATGGTGGCGGCACGACCATTATACTTTTGCCGACGATGACCCTCGCTTCCTTCAATTCATGCCTGAAGGCCATGACACGCGGCTCGATGTACTCGAACGCAAGCGCAAGAAACTCGTGCTCGAACGATACGGAATTGAGGTAACCCACAATCAGATTGCCTGGTACCGCTGGAAGATGGCCGGCGACCAGGGCGACGACCAGGCAAAGATGGACGAGAATTTCCCATGGGTTGAGGAGGATGCCTTCGTCGCCACCGGCGCCAACTTCTTCACCAATGAGACGCTGACCGATGCCATGCGGCGCGCGCGCCAGCAGGCTTACATGCCGTTCAAATATCTGATGTCGGACAAGTGGCACGAGACGCAGTGCCTGCAAACGAGGGATCGACGTGGAGAACTCAAAGTCTGGGAAGAGGCCGACCCCGCCGGACACTACGTCATCGGCTGCGACCCGGCCTACGGATCATCCGAGAACGCCGACCGCACCGTCATCCACGTCGCCCGCTGTTTCAGCGACCGGCTGGTGCAGGTGGCCGAATTTGTATCTTCCTCTTTCTCGACTTATCAATGCGCCTGGGTACTCTGTCACTTGGCTGGATACTACAAACGAGTTCAGGTCAATCTTGAAATCAACGGTCCTGGCGGCGCCGTCTTCAACGAGATGAACCGGCTGAAGACCGACAATTCGATCATCCAGCCTGGCAGCAATGCCGACCTGCGCAACGTGCTCATGTACATGCAGCATTTTTTGTACCGGCGCGAGGACGCCGTTGCCGGCGGCGGTCTGGCCTATCAGTGGCGCACCTCGCCCTCCAACAAACCGCCGATGATGGCCGGACTTAAGGATTCATTCGAGTTGCGCCGCTTCATCCTCAATTCGATGCCGCTGCTGGAGGAGATGAAGCACATCATCATCGATGGCGGGATCATCGAGGGCGAGGGCAAGAAGAAGGACGACCGGGTGATTGCGGCGGCGCTGGCGCATGAGGCGTGGCGCCGCTGGCTGCAGCCGAAGATGCGCGGCATGGGGATTTCTTTTGCCGCCCTGGCGGAGGAGGCATTGCACGGCAAGCCGTCCCAGGTGCAGGCGATCGCGCTCAACTACCTGCATCAGCAGGGCATCATTACGGAGGCGAAGCCATGAAAGAACAGAAGATCAGCCAAGAGGAAGTGTACAACGCCTACGATATGTCCAGACGTCGGCTGGATGAGCTGGCCGACATCAACGACTACAAGGACAATCGGTGGATTCAGCAGATCGTCCCGATGCGGACACGCTGCTTTCGATGCCGCTGCGACAGCGATGTGGTGCATGTCCCGTTCGGCGCCATCTGCATGGGCGACCCGGCGGCCATTGCGGTAGCCAAGCGGCGCAAGGAAAAGGACGTCACCAACGACGTGATCGAGGAGTTTGCCAAGATCGGGTGGCGCATCGAACCGTGGCGCAGCTATTGCCCCACATGCAAGGCACTGGGATGACACACGACGAAATCCGCCACTGGTTCCAGAGGTTCAAGTACGACCCGGAATATCGCGATCTGGCGCTGCAGCGCCAGGTTCCGATGAAGACGCTGTGCCGTTACGTCGGCCTGGACTACACCACGCTGAAGCGCTTCCTGAACGACGAGTTCGAGCCCAACGCCAAGACCGTGGCGAAAATCCTCCATGCCGTGGAATGCGTGCGCAAAGGGCTGCGGTTCAAGCGCATCAGGCCAGCGGACTTCAAAGGAAGAGGTAGCAGCCGCTGGGTCGTCATTGGACCGTTTGCCGACAAGCCGGTAAAGATATTCCCTCCGCATGATTCGGAGGACCCGGCGGTGAGGATGGTCTACGGTGATTAGACGGACCTGGGCGTGCCTCAACCGGCACTGCATCCACGAGTTCACGACGGAGGGCAACTACCCGCCCTGCCCGCAGTGCGGCGGCATCCGGGTGAAGTGGCTGCCGCAGCCGTTTGCGATCAAGAGCGAGGCGACCCGCAAGGTTGACGCCACCGTGGCGGAAGTGTCGAAAACACTGGGCGAGAAGAACTACCGGTCCCCGGTGCGCGGCGAGTCGATGGCGCCGAAGGTGGCAGCGGCGCCGCCCCGCGGCACCATGAAGGTTTCTCCGCAGCCGGGATGGTCGCTCGACGTGCCCACCGACCGGGCCGGCTACCCGGTGTCCTTCTGCGGACCCACAGGAGTGTCGTCGCGTCTTTCGACACAGGTGGGAGATCGAGTGAGCAAAGTTCGTGCGTCGGGTCCCGGACCCACCCCGCGAGTGGTCCATACACACAAAGGCTGATCCAAATGTCGAATCAGGAGCGATGCCCGCACTGCAACCAACCCTTGAAGTTCCGGCGTGAGGGCGTCTTTCTGACGCCGAAGAAGGCGGAAATCTACGACAAGATCAGGCACGGCTCAATGCAGACCAGCACGAAGCTGGCAAAGCACTTTGGCGTCACCCAGGTGTGCATCAGAGCCCATATCTATCAAATCAACGATATGTTTGCCGACGCCGACGCCGGCATCCGCATCATCGGGGGCTATTACAGCGGCTACAAGATTGTACGCAAGCCACGTGCGGTTCGGCCAGCAACAGGGTATCAACGTGATAATTCCGCGCGACCCGGCTGACCGGGATGAGAAGATTCAGCAGATCAAAGACACATGTCTCGCGTCACGGGGAGACCGTGACGCACTCTATCTGCGTCGGAAACGGTACTTTCTATTTGGAACTTCCGATTACGGAGTCGAGGTCAAATATAACAGGCTCAAATCACATCTCGATCTGGTATCGTCCTTTCTCTATGCGCCGGATCATTGCCGATTTTCTGTGGCGGCTTCTCGCAACGCCGATACTTCCGCGGTAGATCAGGCAACGGGGCTGCAGGATGAATGGAACGACTTTTTCAAAGACACCGGACTGGCTTATCAGTTCTCCGAGGCCATCCTCTGGTCTCTGGTGTTCGATTCAATGTTCATCAAGATCGGGTGGAACGACACTCGCAACTGCCTCACTGGGACCGTCTTTGCTCCGCAGGATTTTTCTGTCTACGACGAATCTGAACCCGATCTCGACTCGCAAGAAGCGTTTGTCCATTCTTACAGTCTCAACTGGGATAATGCTGTCCTTCGACTGCTCCGAGCAGGAATGAAGGATCAGATTGACAGTCTGGTGGCGCGTCCGGGCAACGAGTCCGACGAGATGCCGCCGATCCTGGCCAACCTGCTGATCAACTCGACCGGCGGCCCCAACATCGCTGGCGCCATGACCGGGCGGGCTTCGGTCGATTACGAGCCGCGCGCGACCTACGAGTCCAAGTCCGACAACCCGATGGTGCGCTGCCACGAGATCGTGGTGTGGGACGACATCGCGGAGGACTATGCCTTCTTTACCATGATGGACGGCGTGACCGGGTGCCTCTCCGACAGCCGGGAGACGGTCGCGGCCATGGCGGAGGCGGATGAGGCCAACCGGCACCGCTATGAGGGCAAGTCGAACATCTTCCTTCCCGGCGAACACCCGTTCATCCAGGTTCGTCCATACAGCCTCTATAATTTCTTCTGGGGCGAGTCCCATTGCGACAATCTGATTCAGCTGCAGGTGTGGACCAACGAGCGGCTGCAGCAGATTTCCGACATGCTGGAGAAGCAGGTGGACCCGCCGCTGGTGGGTTCCGGCTTCTCCGGGCTGGCGGACGAGAAGATGAACGCGCTGCGCGGTCCCGGCGCCTGGGTGCTCGACCAGATTCCGGGCGCCAAGATCGACCAGCTGTCGCCGCAGATGCCGGAAAACCTGTTCACCGAGTTTAATGAGATCGGTCACATCTTCCTGGATGCGTCCGGACTTACCGAGACCGTGATGGGACAGGGGGAACAGGGAGTTCGTGGAGAGAAGCACGCCAAGCGGCTGGCGCTGACCGGCTCCGGGCGTATCCGCAAGATCGCCGTGGCGCTGGAGCCGTCCCTGGTCAAGCTGGCGGACATCTCGATCAAGCTCCTGCAGAAGAACTCGGATCACCGGTTCACCACCAAGTCGGGCGAGACGCTGGTTCCGGCGCTCGTTTCCGAAACCAACCTGCGGATTTCGGTCGCTGGCCACTCGCACTCGCCGCTGTTCCAGGATGAGGCCAAGGAGCAGGCGGCCGGATTGTTCAAGGCCGAGGCCATCGACCGCGAAATGCTGGTGCGGATGCTCGATCCGCCCAATGCCGACGCCATCATCCACGCGCTGCGGGAGAGGGTGAAGGCGGAAGCGGCTCTCAAGCAGCAGCAGGCGATGAGCGGAGAGCAACCCAAGCCTGCCCACGCGCGGAAGGCAGCCTGATGCGAATCATGTGCAGTTCGAACGGCGGCAAGTCGCCTTTCGTCGGTCAGTGAGGGGATCGGCGGTCAGAAAGACAGCCTGCGTTGACTTGCCGTCTGGGCGGCTTCTCGCTTCTCCGCCCGCTTCATTGCAAGCGTCCAAGGCTGTCGTCCCTCACATCAGCTTTTGACCTGGATTTGCTCCAGGGGAGCCGCGCGGATACGCAGGAATCATTGCTCAACCCACCCGATTCGAAAGAATACGGGCAACCTGGAGGCAATCATGGCTCGGCGTCATCGTCGCGGCCGGCGCGGCCGGCGATAGTACCAAGAACTGCATACGCATTTCCTTCCTGTCGTTCCAAACTGGCCCCCTCGGGGGCCTTTTTCTGACCTGGGTTTGACGCCTTCCGCTGGCGAGACTTATCCCGCTGCGATGGCACCTCCTTTTGTTCCCCCGCAAATGACTTCCGGCGGCCAGATGCCGCCGCGTCCGATGCTGCCGAGAAACCCGGCGGGCGGCCCTGCGGGGCCTGGAGGGTCCCCGGCGCTTGCTCCGGGGGACGGATCGGGCAATCAGGCGGCCGCTGCCGCCAAGATCAAGGCCATTCTGCCGGCGCTGCACGACGCGCTCAACGTCTATCAGGTGGGCGACAAGCAGTATCAGGCAGTGCTCAACGCGATCCGGGCCTTGGCGCCGCTGTTCGGCAAGGAATCTAACGACAACATGGTGCCCAGCGCCATGAAATCGATGATGGCGGCGTCGCAGCCGAAGGGTCCGATGGCCCAGATGGGTCCGCCTCCGGGCCTCTCGCCTGGTGGTCCATCTCCGATGAACCTGGGGGGCGGCGGATGACGACCTTCGTCAGCGGTGGTCCGGCTGTAGCCAACGGATTTCCGGTCGAGACGCTGTCGGCGATAGAGCTGCGGGTGATCTCCAACCTGCTTCAGGCGCAGGCAGCGGACGCGCAACAGCAAGAGCTGTCAGTTCTGCGCAACGACCAAGCGTTTGAGTTCGGCATCGTGCCGCCCATAGTTCCGGGGAACTAGATGCCCGTCATTTACGGACAGACCGTGCAACCATCTTCTACGGTTTCGCTAGGAGACGGGACCTCGAACCCGGTCCTGGCCGGCAAGGCCGCGGAGTTGGTCACCTGCGACTTGCATGGCTCCTTCTACACGTCGGCCTATCGCGGCCTCTCCTACATGGCCAACACGCTCCCTTCGGGAGTAACCATCCCGCTGGCGGCCAACAATTTTGCGGCGACATTCCTGATCTGGAATCCGGCCGGGTCGTCGGTCAACGTCGAGTTGATGAGCCTGTCGCTCGGCATCCTGTCTACCACGCTGGTGGTCTCGGATGTCTCGCTCTACCTCCAATCGGGCGTTGGAACTTCCATCGCGGCGCCGTCGTCACTGACGGCTCTGGCAACTCGGCCCACTCTGTGGGGAGGCGGGTCGGTTGCTCCGATAGCTGGGTCCAAGGCCACGGTTTACAGCGCCGCCACCATCACCGGCACGCTCGGATCAAACCTGTGGCGAGGGCCGGTGATCACTTCGTTTGCAGCCACCTCCAGCAACAACGTGCAGCCGATCCGTTATCAGTTCAACGGCGAGGTGCTGCTCGGTCCCGGCACGCTGGCGGCGCTTGCAGGGCAAGCTGCGCAGTCGCAGGCGATGGCACATTCGATCACCTGGGCAGAATGGCCGATATGACATGCCGGTCGGGACATCGAACACCTCGCAGATCGGCTGGGCCGTCACGCTCGGAACCAGCAACCAGCTGGTCATTCCGCCCAATCCGTCGCGAACCGGCATCATCTTTGTCAACCCAGGCGGTGCGGCGGTCGCCATCTGCCCCGCCACCCAGGCTACCGTTCCCGTCGGGCAGGCTCCCTGGCAGGCTGGGCAGATCACTTCTCCGGTCCTGCCGGCGCTCATTACCGGCGTGGCTATCATCGGCGGCGCCGGCTCGATCACGATCAACCCGAACGACAAGTTCATCATCGACAACCTGCCCTGCACCACCGCCTGGAACGGCGTCGGCGCAATCCAGGGTGCCGTGCTGACCATCTACGAGATCATCTAGGAGAACCGCCATGGCAGAGTACAACTATCTTCGACCGAAGGTATCCAGCGGAGACATGGGGACCCGCAAGAAGATCAACGGCATGTTTCAGAACGTATCGAGCTACCCGCAGTTCGGGGGCTTCTCCGACGCTTCGAAGCTCGGAAAACCAGACCGTCCGCTGGCGCTTGAGAGAAGTTCCGACATGACCCGCAAAGGAAAGCCGGTCTGATGGCAAAGCGCCGGCCTGGGCTGACCGACAAATCGGTTGAGCAGCCGCGCAATTTCCGCGACTGCCTGACCCCTGGCAACCTCAAGAACATGATCAACGCCGAGCAATACGACAACCCGCGCGGCTATCCTGGCCTCGCGGGACTGCAACTCAACCGACCGGCCGAAAAGCGCATCATCACGCACGAGACCCAGCACAAGATGGAGCTTGAAGGCCAGATGAAAGGCACTGGCTTCAAATGAGCAACCAGCCTCTCCACCCGCAGACTGCCGGCGAGCTCGCCGACCTGATGATGAAGCTGTCGGGCAACCCGAAAACCCGCCAGCGGCTTCTCTCGATGGTCAAGGAGGTGCAGCCGAACTATCGAGCCCCGGCCGACGTGCAGCTGGCCGAGTTCAAGGAGCAGACCAGGATCGAGCGCGAGAAGGAACGCGCCGACTGGCAGAAGCAGCAACTTGCCAACGCCCGCGCCAAGCAGCGCAATCACCTGATCGAGTCCGGCCGCTACGACGAGCAGCAGGTCAAGGAAATCGAGGAAAAGGTGATGAAGCACTACGGCCTGGGCGATTACGAGGCTGCTGCGAAAATCTACGCCTCCGACACTGCCCCGGCGAAGCCTCGCGAGGGCGATCTGAAGTATCGCCACGGCAAAATCTGGGAGTTTCCCGATCTTCCGGGGCTCATGCAAAACCCCGAGAAGGCCGCACTTGATGCCGCATACAGCGTCATCGACGAGTTGCGCGCGGGTAAGCGCTAGGAGAACGTAAGTGCCTCAATTTGGACAAGGTATTATCCCGGCTCAAGGTGCGATCGCCGCCGAGCTAGCCGCCGTCACCCGCCGCGCCTTCCTGCCGAAGGTGTTCATCCAGCTGTGGAAGTCAACGCCGATGATGGCGGCGCTGCTGTCCCATGCGCAGGTGGCCTCTGGCGGCTTGTCCCCGATCACGGTGCCATTGCAGGGCAACCCCATGGTGACGATCGAGAACGTCGGCTACGACGGCTCGTTTGATCAGCCTGGCGTCACTCCGGGGCTGCAGAACGCCGAGTTCAACCTCAAGGGCTATCTTACCGCCATTCCCTTCCTGGGAATGGAGGGCCTTGTCCAACTCGACTACTCGATAGTTCCTCTGATCGAAGCGCGCATGAACGACGCGACCAACGTTACGCTCGATCGCTTCTCCACCGATCTCTACAACAACGTTGCCAACACCCAGTCGATGATCGGGCTGCCGGCGGCGGTCGATGACGGCACGTTTGCGGCGACCTACGGCGGCATCAACCGCTCCAGCAACACGTTCTGGAAGTCCACCTACGTTCATAACGGCGGCGCCACCACCCCGACCCGGAACCTGATGCTGCAGTACATCTCGCAGGTTACCAAGGTGACCGGCGAGAAGCCAAAGATGGGTCTGATGGGCTTCGGCACCTGGACCCAGTTGGCGCAGGATTTCACGTCGAACGAGCGCTACAACGTAACTCCATCGTCCAGCTTCTCCGACGGCAAGGTCGAGGCGCTGTTCTCGGCGCTAGATATCGCGGGCGTGCCATTCTACCCGGACACCTACTGCCCGGAGGGAACGCTCTATCTTCTCAATACCGACTATCTGTCGCTTTACGTCCACGAGCGCGCCAGCTTCTATTTCACCGGGTTCGAGAGCACGCTGGCCAACGGCCAGTTTGGCTATATCGGCGCACTGCTGACGCTTCTCGAAATGGTGGACGTCAAGTGCAAGGCACATGGGAAGTTCGACAACTTGAGCTTCCTGAACATTTGAGAGCAGCAACATGAGAATCGGCGGTTCGTTTCCCTTCAATCAGTCGGGCTCGTTCCCGGTCGCTCTCGGTCCCGGTCAGTACTTCTACATTCCTTCCGGCGAGCACTTGATCACGCTCGGTCCGCAATCGATTTGCCAGTGGTGGGACCCAGTCAACTCGCTTTGGCGGAACCTGGGTCCGGCGCCGTGCGCAACCTTCGCGTTGGGGGCCGACGCCTACAACTACCGGATCATCAACCTGTCCGGCGTTGTCGTCGGCGGGCTGATCACCACGGCCGGCACCGCGGGCACGAACGGCATCGGCCCGACCCAGACCGGCGCCTCGATTTCCTTCGGCGCAGCGCCATCTGGCGGTCAGGCGGCCAAAGGCTATATTATCGTCGGGGGCGCGGTGGGGTCTGCCGGTGGCTCTGCCACGGTCACCCAGGCGGGTTCTGGCTTTGTGGTGCCGCCGCTGGTGCTCATTGACCCGCCTCCGATCGGCGGTATCCAGGCGACCGCGGTATCGACAATCACCGCGGGCGGCGCGATTAATTCCGTCACCATGGTGAACCCCGGCGCTGGCTACACGTCGGTGCCTAATTTCTATCTCGTCCCGCAATTTCTGGACTATCCGGGACAACTCGCGCTCCCGTACACGGTTCCGGCGACCGGTCTTCCAGCGCCTTACTTTGCTCCCGGCCTCATTGCCGGCGGCGCGGGAACCGGCGGGACCGGCGGGATCATGCCGCCGCAGAACTTCATGCGCGGCCTCCAGATCGCGGCGCCGATCACCTCGGGTGCCCTCATCACCGGTCCGGCGCTGGCCGGCTCCGGGACCACCACCGGCATCGTAGTCACCGACTACGGCTCTGGCTACACCTCGGTGCCGACGATCACGTTCACGAACGCCCCGACGTCTGCGGCGGCCACGGCCGTCATGTCGTGGGGCGTTACTGCGGTCACCGGCGGATCTGGCACCGGTTATACGGTCGGCAACTTGGTCGAGAGCACGCTCGGTAAGCTGTTTGTGTCAACGACGGCGCAGACTTACATCAACAACGACCACGTCTCGCCGCGCTCGTTCCGCGGTGTTCTGACCTCGACGGCCGGCGCCCTCAATATCGAGGACAACGGCTTCGGGTTCGAGCAGGCATTGATCGCCGGCAACTTCGGTGTCGGCCAGGGCACGACCATTGCCTCGGGCTCCATCGTGTTCTCGGCCATCTCCATGGGAGGCGTGAACGACACCTCCTTGATCCAGACCTTCATCAACGACTAAAGGTGAGACAATGGCCGAAGAACCGATGGACACTCCGCAGGTTATCAACGTCAAGGTGGTGAACCGCAATACGTTTACCGTGATGGACCGCTTCGACGGCGTTCCCTACGTTTTCCCGGAGAACAAGGCGGTTTCCGTCCCGATCGAGGCCGCAAATCACATCTTCGGCTGGTATCCAGGAGTGAACCGCGAGGAAATGCGCAGGCATGTCCAGCGGCGCATGGGCTGGAACACGCCTGAGATGGTCAAGTCCAACCAGCACGACAAGTTCTTTGATGCGATCGACATCGCCCCGATCACCTATCGCATGATTCCGATCGAAGTGGACGAGAACGGCGACGAAGTGAAGCCGGTCAAGACTGCTGCCCGCATGACGGCCAAGCCCGAACTCGAGGGCCCCAAGAAGCTGGAGCGGTTCGAAGGCGGCGGAGCGGCGTAGGAGAGGAGCATGAATGCAACTCTCCGATTACATTACCCAGGTCCAAGAACTGGTCCACGACGTCTCGGCGATTGACTACACCACCAATGAGATGACGAACTACGTCAACAACGCGCGCAAGCGTGTTGGGATTGACTTTCATTGCGTGCGTCAACTCTTCGTCGGATTGCAGGTCGTGCAGGGTCAGGAAACCTACCCGATGTCCAACGGGGTAGGTGGCGCCATCATCACGAGCGGCGGGAATTACCCGTCAGCGCCCCCGACCGTGACCTTCGATGCGGCTCCTGCCGGCGGCATCACGGCCACGGCCACGGCCGTCATGACCGGAACCGCCGTCACCGGCATCGCCATGACCAGATGGGGCGCCGGCTACAGCTCGGTGCCCAACGTGACCTTCTCGGCCGGCGTCTCCACGGCGACCGCGACCGCCGTTGCCATGCTCAATGTGATGGACTTTCAGTCGATCTCGGTGATCAACGGCATTCAGCGCGCCATGCTGCTCTGGCACCCGTTCACCTATCATCAGGCCATCTGGCGCAACAATGTGAGCTTGAGCGCTGGGCAGCCTGCCAGCTGGTCAAACTACACCGAACAGAACCTGTTCTACCTTTACCCTCCGGAGCCTGATCAGAACTATCCGATCGAGATCGACGGCGTGATCACGCCCAGCCCCCTGGTGCATGTTGCAGATGTGGACACGCAGATTCTTGATCCGATGGCGGATTGTGTACAGTTTTACGCCGCCCATCTTGCCCTGCTCAAGCTGCAGAACTTCGATCAAGCCGAGTACATGCACAAAAAATACAAGGCCCGTCAGCAGGAAATCCAACTGACGCGACAGACCACCAGAATTCCAAACATCTATCAGAACGTATGGCGTAGATTGCAAAGAGGCTTCTGATGCCCAGCAATCTAACGCAGGTCCAGCTATCTACCAAGCAGTACATCCGCTTCCGTGGTTTTCAGACCATGGACACCCAGTCGGCGCGCGAGGCGCTAGACCCTACCCGGCTTGCTTGGTGCGAAAACCTGGAGATCGTCGGCCCTAACCAGCTGGTGTGCTGCGAGGGTCCTGCCCCCACGCTGGCAACCATAAACAGCGACAATATCACGGCGCAGTTCTTCGCCAACTATGCCAACAAGGACTTCATCATCAACTTTACGGCCTCTGGGGCCGGCTATCAGGTGGACGTAGCGTCGGGGGCGGTTTTTCAGTTTGCTGCCAAGGGCACCTTCTCGGCGCAGCCGGACATGACGGTCTGGAGTTCGCAACGTATTCTCATTGCTGATCCGATTGCCGGCTATTGCACCTGGGACGGCGTGGCGTTCGTTCAGCAGGGTGGGCTTTCTCCCAACATCGTCGTCACCAACGGAGGTTCCGGCTATGTCACTGCTCCTACCGTATCCTTTTCCGGCGGTTCTGGTGCCGGCGCCACAGCGCACGCAGTACTCACCGGAGGAGTCGTTACTTCGGTCGTTCTCGACACAGCAGGCTTCGGCTACCTCGCTTCCGACACCGTCACTGTCACCTTCGGCAGCGGGTCAGCTACTGCAACGGTTAATGTTTGGCCTTTTGTCGGCGGAGCGGTCACAACTCTCGCCATTTACTCCGGGCGGGTCTGGCTTGCGGCCGGAAGACTTCTCCAATGGACGGGCACGAAAGGCTTTGACGATGCGGCCACAGCAAATGCGGCGGGTTCGACAACGCTCAACGATGCCGACTTGGTCCACCAGATCACGGTCCTCAGGGCGCTGAATAACTTTCTCTATATTGGCGGAGACGCATCGATCAAGCAGATCGGTACGATCACGGTGTCGGGCAGCTCGACCAACTTTTCGATTGTCACGCTGTCATCCGACCAGGGAATGCCATTCCCGCGCGCGGTGGCCTCCTACAACCGCCTTATTCTGTTCGGCAACAAGGTGGGCGTCTATGCCGTGCTCGGCGCCTCGGTGGAAAAGGTGTCCGATCAGATGGACGGCATCTTCTCCAAGATGGACTTCTCGCAGCCGCTGCAGGCGGCGGTGCAGGATTTGCACAGTTCGCTGCACACCTTCCTGCTGCTGTGCCGCTACAACGACCCGGCGCGCGGCGTGCAGCGCTCGCTTATTCTCTGCTTCACCAAAAACCGCTGGTTCGTCGCCAGCCAAGGCGACAACCTTACCTCGATCTGCACGGCCTCTATCAACGGGCTGACCGAGACGTTTGCCAGTTCGGGGACGGACGTCACGCAGATTTTTCAAAGTTCGACGCCGGTCAATATCCTGCTGCAGACGGCGCTTGCCGACAACGGCACTGACATCGGCAAGCGCATGATACAGTGCTCGGTGTCACTTGGTTCCAGCAACGTCGGAACCATGAATTTGCTGACCGAGAGCGAGAACGGCGGAACTCTGTTCCCGTTTTCCACCGGCATCAATTTCCAGTGGATTAACAATGCCGGCAAGACCGTGCAGTGGCTGGACCAGAGCGGCAACATCTTCAACTGGCTGACCAGCGGATTTCTCTACCAGCGCAGCCAAGCAGCTGCGACTGGCATCTACCTGGGGATTACTCTCAGCGGGGCTTTTTCCGGCTCGACCGCCGCAGGCTCGGTCGGTCTGGTAATCAACGGTCTGGCGGCCGAGTACCAGGAGAGCAAGGTATTTGCCTCCAAGATGAGCCAATGAATGCCGATCTTCTTCCACGATATCGTAATGCCGAAAGACCCTGCCGGCTTCTCGATCTGGCTACAGGAGCACTTCCTTGAGCACAAGCAATTCGTCGGTATCTTCCAGACCTTCACGCCGCCGGTTTTCATTCCCGATTATAACTTTGCGCTCTGGGGCGACGAGAAACCTATCCAGGTCGCTTGGCTGGAGTCGCATCAGGCGACCCACCAGCAGCTGCGGCTACGAACCGGCGTCAGCGGGATCGATCTCGCGGATGTTGACTTGACCCAGGAAGACCAATGGTACACCTGGATGGACAGTCACGCCGACGAGCATTCGCTTCTCCGGTCGGCTTTAGGGATCACATCATGACAAAGGCGTCCGACCATCACGTCCGATTCTCGCTGGAATCGGTTACCTCCTGCAACGTTCCGAAAGCCATGTTTACCGCCCACTACGAAGAACTGGCTCCGCTGAAGGCCGCTCTCAAGCTGGACCCGGACTGGGATCAGTATCGCAAATGGCAGGCGGCCGGCGAGCTTGTGCTGGTGATCGCCCGCAATCAGGACAACGAAGTTGTCGGCTATGCTGCCATGGTGATTCGGCCGCACCCGCACTACCGCGGTGTCAAGATTGCGGTGGACGACCTTCATTATCTGGCGCCGGCCTACCGAAGCCTGGGTGTAGGCAAGGAAATGATCAAGTTTGCAGAAGCCGCAGCCTTCAACATGGGCGCGCGCGTGATGACCATGCGCTGTAAGGCGGGCCACAACCACGGGCACATTTTCGAGAGCATGGGCTACAGCCTGTGCGATCTCGTCTACCTCAAGGACCTGACCCATGAAGTGGCTTAACGATGAGTGGTGGGATTACGGCCGCTTTATCGTCTGCTCGGGCGATGATGACGACGGCGGAGGCGGTGGCGACGATGATGGCGGTGGACGCGCCGCGGACGATGATGGTGGGACGACCGATGACGATGGCGGCAGCCAGAGTCGAGACGGCGGGGGAGCAACTGACGGCAGCACGGACGGCCGCGGCGGAGGAAATGAAAATTTCGGCGGGGGCGGCGGCGCAACCGATGACGGACCGACCGATGGCGGATCGTTCGACGGCGGGCCGACCGATGGCGGACCTCCGGGCGGGGATCAAACCGGAGACCGGTCCGGTGACCAAGCTCCTGGCGGGGACCAAGCCCCTGGCGGGGACCAAGCCCCTGGCGGGGATCAGGCTCCTGGCGGGGACCAAGCCCCTGGCGGTGACCAAGCCCCTGGCGGGGACCAAGCCCCTGGCGGGGACCAAGCCCCTGGCGGGGATCAGGCTCCTGGACCTTCCGCCGGGGACCAGACTCCTGGGCCTGCCGCTGGAGACCAGACTCCTGGACCTGCCGCTGGAGACCAGACTCCTGGACCGCCAGCTGGGCCATCCCTCTCTTCTGATGCGCAGACCGCGCTGGAAAACGCGGTTGCCTCTCCGTCCCCGGCGGCCGCGGCTGCAGCGGCGGGGCTTCCTGGTGGCGTAACTTCCGCCCAGGAAATACTCTCTGGCTCCACTCCGGTCGCTGGAGCGCTTGAGAGCGCCTTTGACCCCTCATTTCAACAAGCGCAACAGGCGCAAGCGCAGAGCCAGATGCCGGGGGCGGTGCCCTCAGCTGCCTTCAGCGGCTACAATATGACCGGCCTCCCTGAAAATCAGGGACCTATGCAGGGAACGCCGCTTGAGGGATACGGCGACTTCGTCGATCCAACCTTTGCGCCTTACGGTGGCCCCGTCTCTCCCGACGAGTTCATGTCTCCCGTCCCCGGCGAGCCGATGCCAGGGCATCCTCCCTCCACTGACCCGACCCAGCTGGGCAGCAATCAGCAAAACAGCATCTTTGGCACGCTGGGCAATATTGCCAGCGGTATCGGCAACGCCATCGTGGGACCGGCCAATGCTGGAGAAATAGCTCCAGGCCAAGCCCCCGCCACTGGCGTTCCAGGAGGCATCAATACCTCGGCTATGCCGGGTTTTGACACGGCAATCGACCCGACCGCCTTGACCGGACCTATTTCGGGACAGCCGCCAAGCACTGACCAGCAAGCCGCTCTTTTCGGGCAGCTGACGGAGACGCTTCCAGGAAGTCTTTTCGAGGCTGCAGCACCGCAAGGCCCGCAAGCCGCTCCCGGCAACATCACGACGGCCGGACTTCCGGGCTTCGATCAGCCCTATGATCCTTCGGTGTTCAGCGGCCCTCTCCTGGCGCCGGAAGGCACGCAAGTCCCGGCCGATCAGTTCTACACCGGGCAAACTGTGGCCTTACCCTATGGTGTTTCTGGCACCGGGCAGTCTCAGTACAATCAACTGGATCAGCAAGCCGACTTTCCTGGCCTTCCTCCCGGTATCAATCAGGCCGGTCTGCCGGGCTTCGAGCCTCTGGCAAATCCCAGTGTGCTGAATCAAACCCACACCGGAATGCAGGGGGTGATGGATTATCCGTTCGGGATGACGGTTAACCCTGATTTCTTTCCCTCCCAGACCTTTGATCAACAGCAGCCCCCGCCGCAGCCGGCGCCAGAACCTCCAACTCCGCAGCCGGACCCATTCCGGCCATCTCCTGAACCGTCGCCACTCACCAAGCCAGAAGAGATTGGCCTTGGCGGATTAAGCCCGAATCTGACTGGCGTAGACGTGAGTCCGGACAGCACCGGGCTCGACGGTACCTTGGATGGAGATAAAGGCGGCGCACCGCATGGGGACGGAGGGGGAGGCAACCTTGGTTCCGATGCTCTTCCAGCCCCGCCTCCTGGGAGCGTTACGGCCAGCGCAACTCCACTACCGACCACTCCCGTTTTGCAAACGCTGCAGCAGCCCATCTATGGCTATGAGGGCGATCCCTTGAGTTATTACTTCTCCCAACAGAGCCAGCCGCTGTCGGCAGCCGACGCACTGGCAAACGCCTAGGAGCATTTTCGTGGGTATTGATCTCGCCGCCGCTGGACTTGCCGACCTCTTCGGATTTAGCGCGGTCGATCTCGGTCTTGGTGCTGCGGCCGATGCCGGGGCTGTAGCGGCCGCGGACGTCGCACCGGAGGTGCTTGCGGGAACGGAAGCTGCCACCG